TTACGCCCCGCCCGGTGCCGCATAGCCGCCGACAAAAAACCAGCCCAGAAAAACAACGGCGACGATAAAAATAGCCACCGGAAATAGAATACCCAGTCTCATTATTGAGCCCCTGTAGGTGCGAATCGTGCTTAATATGATACGGGATTTCACCGTATATTAGTCAATATGAAAAAATGTTCCCTGGCGACGTGACTTTTTATCCTGATACATCGCGTCGTCGGCGCTTCGTAGCGCTTGCTCAACGTCCATTGCCTGTGGGTCGGCTTCAATCACGCCAAAGCTGGCGCCGGGATAGTTAATTCGGTACGCGCCAAGGAAATAGATCCCCGTTAGCTCTTTACGTAAAGCGGCAATATACTCCTGTTGTTCCTCCGCTTCGGAACATAGGCCAACCAGCAAAAATTCATCGCCGCCCAGGCGGCCAACAATATCGCCGCAGCGGACGCGGGCCAACAGACGTTCTCCAACCTGAATGAGAAAGCTGTCACCGCAGGGGTGACCGAATCGGTCGTTGATTGCCTTGAAATCATCGAGATCGATAAAAATGAGCAGTACGCTGCGCTGGCGTTCTCTGGCCTGCGCAAACTGTGCGGCAAGATGCTTGAACAACGAGCGGCGATTCGGCAAACCGGTGAGTTCATCGGTGTACGAGTGCATCTCCAGCGCGACGTTTGCAGCCCGAAGCTGCTGCACCAGGGTCTCTTTCTCAACATAGTGCGAAATGAGGTTGGCAAACAGATTCATCACCTGCTCACCCTCAATGTTATAGGGTTGTCTTTCCCGGCTGGTGGCGCAGAGCGTGCCGAATAATGAGCCATCGGTCAGGCGCACGGGGATGCTGAAAAAGGTTGCGATACCCAAATCCTGGGCGGCGATACACGAACGCCAGCGCTCGGCGACATCGTTGCTGAATATGCAGCGGTCGTCCAGCGCACGTTTACACAGGGAGTCATTCCAGGGAACGGAGAAACCTTCAGGGATCTGCATTTCGCTGCTATTGTGCGCGTACATAATCTGCTGGCGCTGCGCCTCGAAGTCGATACGAGTCAGGTAGGTAGATTCCATTCGGGTAACAAGCTCCAGCATCTCAAGCAGCTGTCGCACCAATGTTTCCAGGGTGTGTTCATTGGCGAGCGTTTGCGAAACGCGAGCGAGGAGAAAATCGGACATGAGGAATACGGCTCCCGAACGCTAATCGTAACTACCGGCAAGCTATGCGAAACGACAATTAGCGCAGAATTAACAGAGATACACAAAATTTAACACATCTGTCGGGAGAATACCTGCATCGAGGGTGGGAAAAAAGCCCCGTCGGGTGCGTTGGAAACACCCGGAACAAGGGGCTTTCAACGGTACAATGCGGAGTTGCGCGGCACGCAAGACCATTGAAAGCCATAACTAATTACCTATCCGTGGACATTATGTGGACATTTCACGCATCGGCGCTACCTCTCAGCGGGTTAAGCGAGATCGCGTCCTGAAGATATTCCGGTGCAAAGTGAGCGTAGGCCATAGTTTGCTCAATTCGCGCATGCCCAAGGATCCTCTGTAACGTAATGATGCTTCCCCCATTAATCATAAAGTGCGTCGCGAAACTGTGGCGTAGTGCATGCGTCGCCTGGCCGGTCGGAAGATCAGGTTTTACCTCCCTGAGTATCTGCCTGAAGTCAGAATATGACGCCTTACCAAATAACAACCCTCGCTTACCATCCGCTATGAGTTTTGCCACTTCCGCTGAAACTGGAACAGTCCGCTGCTTGTTACTCTTGGTTTTAACGAACGTCACACGGTTCTGTATGATGTGTTCCGCCTTGAGTCGAGCCGCTTCTCCCCAGCGAGCACCAGTGCTTAAACAGAGAACAGCTATCTTCTTGTTGTCACCATCCAGTTTAAAGAGCAAGTGCTTGATTTCGTCCTCTGTCAGATAGCCAGTTTCGGGGACTTCTTCTTTCAACTTCTTCCGCCCTCTGATCGGATGTTCACCCGAAAACAACTCGGCCTCGATAAGCGCTGTGAACATGCCACTGATGCTATTTAGGTCTCGGTTAATGGTAGAAGCTTTAATGCCCTGACTTCTTCTTGCCGCGTAATACTGACTAATCAGCGCTTTCGTAATCTGAAAAGCACAAGGATCGTCGGTAATCCTGCAAAAAATATCTAACTTGTTGCGGTTTATCCGACCGTGCTCCTCATGCTTACCTTTCAAATTCCACCAAAGCTGTATCAGTTCAGACAGATGCCGCTTATCCGTCGGTTTTGACAACCATTCTTTGGTGTGGTGGTTGAACTGGGTATGCTTCTCGAAAGCTACCGCTTCACTTTTCTTATCAAACTTCCTGCGGATACGCTTTCCATTGCGACCAGCAGGCCTGATGTCCACTTCATATCGACCATCATCGAGTTTCTTAATAGTCATAAGAAAACCCTCCGATGGGTGCGTTTGCCTTTAGGCCTTAACGCGTTGCAATTATGTGATGAATACTTTTCGACCAATAATAGACATTTGAAATGTATGTAAGACCGGTTAATTGTTAACCAGTCTTTTGGTCTGAGTGCTGCGAGGTTGTTAAGTCTTGCCCAAAGTGTGCGAGGGCCGGTGCGATTTGACCGGATTCAGGGGACACCTGATCGGTCATAAACCACAGTGTGTATTTGATAAAGCGGGGGTGCTGAAGGATTTTCATAATTGGCTCTATCCCAGGCTTTTTATCTCCAGCCTCATAGCTACAAAATGAACCATATACGAGGCCTGTTAAGTCGCTGAATTGCCTTCTATTTAACCTTTCTGACTCTCGAATGAGCTTTATCTTTTCATGGATCGGTGTTGACATGAAATCACCTATAGTAGAATATTAAACCTATCGATGATGTTTTTAATCGATAGATGAATAACCAATAGGAGCAACTATTGCCCATTAAGAGCAATTAATTACACCAAAGGAGAATGTAACAGATGAGCAAACAGCTTGTAAGTAGCACGGATGCTGTGCCTTACCAGGAGTTCGCCAGACTCATCGGGAAAACCCCTGCTGCGGTGAAGGGCATGATCGAAAAAGGGAAGTTACCTGTAATCGAGATGACCGATCCCCAGTCAACTTCTGGCCGTGCGGGCGAGTACTGGGTTTACCTTCCAGCCTGGAACAACGGCATGAAACTGGCCTACGAAAGTCGTCCGAAGGAGATCAGGGAAGGGTGGTTGATGTGGCTTGGACTGGGAGAATGAAAATGCTCAACCCTGCTGAATCAGATAGTGCATTACAAGGGCAAATTTTCTACCGTGGCGATATGAAAAGCGCCACATTGGTGGCGCTGGTTCCCTACAAGCAATTACTTGCCACGATTTCTGTTGACGTGATCTTGCAGAATGGCGGCCAACTCTTCGATCTCATCCAAGGCGAGCCCAACAAAGAAACGGTCGGTGGATGGAATGGAGACTTTTTGCGGGAAGCCAAAGCCAATAAAAGCCATACCAGATTCGCCTTCGACGTAACCATATTGCTTGGCGATAACATAGGGATCCTTACGAACTTCATTACTAGACATTGAAACTCCTTGTTTTATGTGTAGTTGCCTGCCCATTCTTGGCGGAATGCAGGCCATAAAAAAATTACCATAAACAAGCCATCATGAATGGCTTAACAATTCAATGAATATCTTTTGTTTGACGGAGTTCTCATATGAAGAGTGGGGTTGGTAAGGGGGTGTTGCAGTTGAATAGCAAAACCAGTCTTTACTGTGGCTTTACTATTCTGAAACTCCCACGCAAAAAACCGTACAACCGCCAGCGCTATCAAATTACGCACACAGGCCATTATTACGGCATTGACTTTGCTTTATCAGAAGCATGCCGAACGATTGACAGAATCATGAGTAAAAAGCGCTTCACTGCTTTTTAATCTCTGGGGGCGAAAATGAAACTCGAATATGCAGAAAAAATTAACTCGCTTTTACAATGCTTCCATTTCAATAAAGAGTTTCTGGAATGGAATCATGATTACTCTCTCCAGCTTTTACGCCATGGCGTATCCCACCTTTATCATTTCGCAATGCTTCAAGGCGAGAATGATGAATGCACTCTTGAAGAACTCCGCAACATCATTATTTCCGTGACCGATGGTGATATCCCTAAACCATACGACCTGCTATCGCTGGACGCTGAGCAACTGAAGAAGGCTATGAAGTTTGTTCAGCCGCAGGAGGTAACCGTAGAGGTTACACCGGAGATCTTGGAACACCTGAAACTGGGAGCTAGAGCCTCCTGGCGGCTGGAGCCCCCTCGCTTTAACTGATCATCGGAGTACGCCATGTTCACCGAAGAAAAAACATCTTGGGAACAGGAAATGCTGATTCGAGAAGCAGTGGAAATTGCCGAGCAGGGGTTCACTGTACATCTAAAAAATGGTGCTCGTATCACCATTAGCTCAAAAAGCCCGTCTAAAGATTTAATAATTTACGGGCTCGAAAAAGCAATTCGCGGTAATCACGATCGCGCGCGAATGACATTTATTGATTTCATGTATTACTGGCATGAAAGGATATTTAAGCAGATTAAAAGAAAACCGCGTCCAAACAATTAATTAACCCGATTTAAAAATAACGGCATTCACTTTGCCGGGGATTCGTTTTGCCTTTTTCAGGAGGTTGCATGTCGGTTACGTCAATAAAGCCGGAAGGTGGAATAAGCGATCCAGAGTTTATGGGAATCAGCACCAATGCGCGCAAAGGCGAGCGCGCCCACTTACTCGGATTGCTGCGCATTCGTATGGGCCTGCTGAAAGAGCAAGGCCTTACCCCCGAAGAGATTTATTCAGCACTTGAGCAGTGGATAGCCAACCACGAAACAATCACCAGCGAGGGCAGTAGACCATGAATCACTTAATGATCGATTTGATTAACGTTAATAAGGAACCGTCATCACCTCTGTGCGCCATTGAAGCTGTGTTTTTTGAACCCTCAACAGGGCAGATCGGAAAGGTTTTTTATTCTTCGATAGACATTCGTAAATCTGAAAGCTTGAAGGGCCGTATCAGCATTAGTACGGCATTCGATTGGATGAAAAAAGACTCTCACTGGCGCGCCGAAGTGATGAGCGCAACCGAAGCTGAAGAAGATGTACTTTGCAGCCTTGCTGCTTTCATCGCCGATAACACCTATCCCCGGAACGCGGCGTTATTCGTATGGTTCAAAGATACCCCGGAAAAACTGGTTTCACTTCGCTATGCCGTGGATCGCTCAGAGGTGTCAGGCATTTTTCCTGAAGGCACAAAATACCGCTGCATTCGTTCACTTCTCGACCTTGCTGCGGCCACAGACTATGCGCCTCATGCGAGAAGCGCTCTGGCACGTTACACGCTCACTGACGCGCGATATCAAGCGGAGCAAGTCTGCGAAATCTGGCAGCGATTGACCTCTCCACACATTGGATCGCTGTGAGGGCCGCCATGCATTCGCATTTATCTGTTGTTTGTAAAGCGCCGTTACCGGTCTGTAAGAGGGCGCTTGCCGCCCTGAATTGCTTTGCTCGTGGACAGCGTAATTACACCCGCGTCAAGCCACACGCCTATCTCGTGATCCGCATTGGCCTCCGTTGGCGTTTGCTAAGTAAAAACGGTGGCAAGCAGTGGCGACTGATGACCCATGAAACCTATAACCAGGAATGTCGAAAATGACTGAAGCTCTTCTGAAGCTAATTCTTGGAGGCGAAGAATGTCTCTAATCAAATACCCAAAAATCTTGTTTCAAAAGGACACATACAGCGTTTTATCTGTTTCTGGGGGAAAAGATAGCCTTGCAACATGGTTACTTGCTGTTGAAGCAGGAATTAACCATAGCGTTGTATTTGCTGATACTGGACACGAACATCCTCAGACCATGGAGTATCTCGATTATCTCGAAACGAAACTAGGGCCGGTTGTTCGCGTTAAAGCCGATTTCTCTGATCGTATCATGAAAAAAAGGGAGTTTATTAGAACAGCTTGGCCGATTTCACTGGTAAATGAGTGCGGACTTACAGAGGAGCAAGCGGATTATACAGTAGAGCGAGCGCTTAAAATTTTGTGGCCCACTGGAATTCCTTTTCTGGATCTCTGTATGTGGAAAGGGCGTTTCCCTTCGACTCGGGTGCGTTTTTGTACTTTTGAGTTGAAGCATGCCCCTATCAAGAACCAGGTTATTGATCCGCTACTTGATAAGTATGACAACGTAATTAGTTGGCAAGGGGTACGAGCACAAGAGTCTCCAGCAAGGGCTGATTTACCTGAGTGGGAAGAAGATGCAGATGAAAGACCCGGCTTATGTATTTATCGTCCGATCCATAAGTGGCTGCATGATGATGTTTTTGCTATTGCACGCCGCCATGGCATCAAGCCGAACCCCTTATATTTACAAGGATGCGGGAGAGTTGGATGCATGCCATGCATCCATGTCACTAAGGGGGAGTTAGCAGAAATTTTCGCTCGCTGGCCCGGAGAAATCTCGCGAGTAGCTGAATGGGAAAAACTTGTCGCTGCTGTAAGCCGTCGCGGTAACTCAACATTTTTTCCGTCTACAAACGATCCCCACAAATCGGAACGTCGAATTGAATTTATCACTCTAGAGAAGTACGGGATTGAGTCATATCGCGACTGGGCCATGACGACAAGAGGGGGGCGTCAATTCGATTTATTGGCTGGCATGAATAATGGCGTCAGCTGTTCAAGCATCTATGCGGGCGTATGTGAATGACAAGCCCGAGTTTTGCCTGGGACTGGAATGTCCCGTTAAAGGCCATAAATCCATATGCTCTGGCTAAGCCAGCGAGAAGGCCCTCTGCGCTGGCCGTTTGGATTGCTCTTTATGAGCAGGATAAAAGCGATCAACGCGAGCAGGCTGAAGCAATGAGTCGTGCAGCAGAAGAGTACCTCTTTTCTGTTGCACATTGCGATCCCTGGCGCTATGACGAACTGAATGATGCGCTGATTGAGAAAGCTAAGCGACATGCGGAACTCCATCGTGTTGATCCTCTTACCCTGATTCGTGATGACGTCGCCAGCCTACCAGGTTTCCTGCGCAAGCCGCTGGAATCAAGGATTAAGTATTTGGAAAAATCAGAAGATCCGCGCCATTTACCTACCTATCTGAATGAGGTCATTACTCCCTCATTAGTGAGAATTGACAAGGTCCGTGCTAACCAGGCGTCGCTGTCATTCCAGGCCATGGCTGGCAGGGATAGCCTTGATCAACTCCTTCGACTTGCTGAACTGAATCAGCGGGAGGTTAAGCGGCTTTCAACGCTGGTCGCAGCGCACATTGATATGATTTTTATCCAGCTTTGCGACGAGATGCTGACCGATGAATTAGCTTCTCCTATTGTAATACTGGAGCTCTATCGCCGTGTGGCGGCCGAAGTGTCACGCCTCGATGTTATCCCGCCGGGTTATGAAGCGCTCCGCAGCAAACATAATCGCCGCAACCCGATTAACTACGAGTTGATACCGGGCGCGCTTGCTCGTATGCGTTGTGCTGACTGGTGGCAACGTAAGCTGTGGCAACTCCGCAACGAATGGCGGGAAGAGTTGCTTCGGGCAGCGTGCCTTGTTCATCGGCACGCATCACCTTATGTCAGCCATGACATTCTGTTGCAGAAGCGGGAACAACGCCGTAAGGCGATGGATTTTTTCCGCAACCATGATCTGATTAACGAAGATGGCGACACGCTCAGCATGGAGGATGTGGTGCTTGCAAGTGCCAGCAATCCAGCGCACCGTCGTAATGAGATGATGGCCTGTGTCAAAGGCCTGGAATTGATAGCTGAAATGCGTGGCGACTGCGCCATGTTCTATACCATCACCTGTCCTTCTAAGTACCACGCCACACTGATGAACGGGAAGCCTAACCCTACATGGGATCACTCGACAGTTAGGAAAAGCAGCGACTATCTGGTTGATACGTTTGCGGCATTCCGTAAGGCAATGCATAAAAAAGAGCTGCGCTGGTACGGCGTCCGCGTAGCCGAACCACATCACGATGGCACTGTGCACTGGCATTTATTGTGTTTTATGCGCAAAAAACATCGACGTGCAATCACAGAGCTGCTGCGTCGTTTCGCTATCCGAGAAGATCGCGCCGAACTTGGCAATAACACTGGCGCTCGTTTCAAGTCAAAGCTGATAGACCCGCGAAAGGGGACTCCGGCCAGTTATATTGCAAAGTACGTCAGTAAAAACATCGATGGGCGTGGGCTGGGTGACACCGTCAGCAAGGAGACGGGTAAATCACTACGTGATAGTGCCGAGCACGTCACTGCGTGGGCATCGTTGCACCGTGTTCAACAATTTCGTTTTTTTGGGATTCCAGGCCGCCAGGCGTACCGCGAGTTACGATTGTTCGCATCGCAGGCAACTCGTGCAATGAAAACCAGTAAACCGGGTGCTCCGGTACTTATGGATCCAAAACTGGACGCTGTGCTTGCTGCTGCTGATGTTGGCTGTTTTGCCACTTACATCATGAAGCAGGGCGGTGTACTTGTTCCCCGCAAAAATTACCTCATTCATACCGCCTACGAGCCGACAGTCGAACCAGGAACCTATGGCGATCACGGGATTCGTATTTATGGCATTTGGTCGCCAATCACCGGTAAGGAAAACAAAATATGCACGCATGTCCATACCTGGAAGATGGTGAAGAAGGCTCCCGCTAACTCAGGCGCTGACAGCGCCGCCCAGGGCGACCCCGTCGCCCCTTGGACTCGTGGCAATAACTGTCTCCTATCCTTAAAAGAGAAGGAAAAAGGGACATGGAATGATAGTGGGCTATCGCAACAACAACTTCAGGATGAAGAGTCAGGTCCGCTAGAGGTGGGTAGTTTGTCTATTAAAGAAAGAAAAGTTGTTTTTTACCGACTTCATGAAAATGTAGAGTAAAGGTTTTGCCAGAAAAGAAACCAAAGCTGCTCAACACATCTCCTTGGGCATATTTAATAGGTAATTTTGCGTTGTCAATAGAGATTGAAGTCAGCGTGTCACCGGTTAAGAATTTTTTGCAAAAAAAAGGTTACAATTTGGCGAACATATTATATACGCAACACGTGACGATGAGTTGTGTAGTTCTCAGTCACAAAACTCAGATGTTCTTAAGCTGATTGACCTGAATACATCGAGAGTGCTTTTCTGGAATAAATAAAAAGTAGTGGACATGTATGGTTATTAAATGCAGGGCTTTGAGTGTTAGATGTATATGTAAAATTTATACTTGTTAAATGGCTAAGGTTGATGGTGGCATTGATAGCTAAGTTGCTTGTTAACATTGATATAATTGTTGATTTTAAGTCAAAAAGCGAGTAGAAAAACATTATCATATTTACTCATTGTGAGTGCTTCCATGTAAGGAAAAGGAAATGAGCATAATTCATGTAAATCAAATTGGTAGTAAAATAAACAATTTATTTTCAGATAGAATTGACAAAGGTGATTTAAATCCTCAAGATAAAGACGTTCAAACTAAAATTCTTTCAAGATGTCTAGCTGCTTATGCCATTTATTGTGTTGGTGATACATCTTTAGATGATGCCGCTATTGCTGTTGTTGATGGTTCTGACGATAATGGTATTGATGCGATACATTATTCACCATCCAATAAAAGAATGATAATAGTTCAATCCAAGTGGAAAAAGGATGGCTCAGGTGAGCCTGACAACGGAGATATGAGAAAATTTAAAGATGGAGTTTTAGATCTTATAAATTTTGAATTGGATAAATTTAATAAAAAAATTAATAGCAAAAAACAAATGATCGAAACAGCATTGGCTGAGTTTGACACAAAATTTGATCTGGTATTAATTCATACTGGCGCAAATTCTTTAAGTAAGCATAATCAACAAGTGATAGACTCGATCTTAAAAGAATTAAATGATGCAGGGGATGGTACAAGCGAGGATGTTGTAAGTTTTCACCATCTAAATCAAGCGATTATACATAGTGGACTCGCGTCAGGGATGGATGGCGAACCAATAGATCTTGAAATAGGTCTTTCACAATGGGGGAGAATGGAAGAACCTCATCAAGGGTATTTTGGTATAGTAGCTGGTGAAGAGGTTGCTAATTGGTGGGGGAAAAAAGGAAAGCGATTATTTGCAAAAAATATCCGGCAAATGTTAGGTAACACAGAAGTTAATGAAGAAGTGAGAAAAACAATTGAGGAGCAACCGGAGAATTTCTGGTATTACAACAATGGGATAACTATCGTTGCTGAGTCAATTAAAAAATCAATGGTAGGCGGTAATAGCAGAGATATAGGGTCTTTCAAAGCTAGCAATATTAGCATTGTTAACGGTGCACAAACTGTGAGTGTTATAGGTAAATATGCACAAGATGGAGGCGCAAATCTTGCGAAACTACGGTTGCCGATACGTTTAATTTCACTGGAGGGTGCACCTGAGGATTTTGGCGCATCTGTAACTAAAACTAACAACCGACAAAACAAAATTGAAAGCCGTGATTTTGTATCTTTGGATGAAGAACAGTTAAGGTTAAAGAGAGAATTATCACTTGAGGCAATTGAATACAATATTGTCCGAAGTGAAAATATAAAAACATCTGCATCAATAATTGATTTATCAGAAGCTACAGTGGCGTTGGCATGTGCATCGACTCAAGTTGGACTTGCTGTTCAGGCTAAAAGAGAAATTGGCCGATTCTATGATAATTTAAATAAATCTCCTTATAAGACAATATTTAATCCTCAAACTAATGGAATTTATTTACGGAATGTAGTCTTTTCCTTGAGGAAAATAGATGAGATCATTAGCTTACTGGTTTCTGAATTGCCAAAAAAATCAGGTAAAGAGTATGGAGTTTTAGTTCATGGCAATAGGATGCTTGCTTTTTTAGTGTTTAGGAAAAACGTAATGCATAAAAATGCAAACAGCTTTGATTTCGATATTAATGCTGTCAACTGGCTTAATGATACGAAAGTAGTACTTGAAAAACTCATGAATGAAATTGAGAGTAATTATAAAGATAAGTTTCTTGCAACTCTGTTTAAAAATGCAAGTATATGTAAGGCCATTTCTGATAGCATAGCATAGAATAGACTTTAATTATATTAGGCCAGATGTCGTGGAAAGAATGACATTTGGCCAATAAGTTAATTAGAAAAGTAGCTGTTGTAACATGTTGTTGCAATAGGATGAAATTAGATGTGCTGAACAATACTAATGGATGTGAAAAAATGTTGTAATGATTTTTATGACCAGTGTCTTTTCAGTTAACACTGGCCAGGTTGCATGTTTATTGAATGGTCAAGTTGTTAAGGGATTTGGAAATGTCTTGAATGTAATTAGCTTCGAATCGATACTCTCCTTCGATTCTATTTACTAGATCATTATTTTCTTTTCTAAGTTTATCTAATTCTTCATAGCTGAGATAATAATAAGTTAATATATCTTTCAATAATTTTATGTTATTGTTGTTTAGCATATCATTTTGATTCAAATTAAGAGCTTCCATTAAGTTATCTGGATTTGACTCTTTTTTCAAAATCTGTTTGAGTAAAGATGGATTTACGACTTTTAAAAAGCACACAAGAGCAAGTGATATCATATGATATGTGTCGTTATTATTTGCAATTCTTGTATGATTATCTACTACCAGCAATGTAGAAATGCAACGCTCGGCCTCACGTAAAGAGCAACTATTTATTTCAATCAAAAGAGATATTAATATTGCAAACGCACCATTATAGCTAATGCCAAGGCTACTATTTTTCTTTATAAGTCTATTAATATATTCATCTATTGTTGTTCTTCCATATTTTCTTTCATGAGGTAGATCATGCATACTAACCTTGGGTAAGGTAAACCAATAATGTATAAATTTATTTAAATATAAGTTAGTGTTAATGTCACCATATCGATATGCAATCCCTTTTTCAAATTGTTCTCGATTCATAACCAGTAAGAATACCAAGCCTTTCACTGAAAAAAGATGTTTTATTTTTTCTAATAATTCTAATGAATAATCTGGGCGAGCACGGTCCAGCTCATCAATTATAATTAGTGTCTTTCTGCCTGTATTTGCATATATTTGTTCTAGTGAATCTTTAAAATCAATTATTGCTTTTTTTTCTTGCTCCATTGATTTTATTTTATCTTCGACAAAAGACTCAATCTCACCACTAATAGTATTACTGATTACTTCAGCAGATTTATCGATTACATTTCCATTCACGACTCCTGCAGTTAAAGTGCTAAGGGCAATTTTTGCGCTTCCGCTTAATGCTCTTGCGCCTATTCTTGTTGCGGTTTGGAGAATCTTAGATGCTATGTTTTCAGCACATACTCCTTTTGATTTTAATAATGCATAAAGCGCAGATGATATCGAAATAAATGGATCGGATTGATAGTCATTTTCAAATGAATCGAAATATATAACATCTATCTCATCACTATGATTTATTTTGAATTCTGATTGCATCATTTTGACAAATGATGTTTTCCCACTGCCCCATATGTCATCCAAAGCAAAAACTAAATTTGAATCAGGTGCATTGAGTATTAATCTTTTCATTTGCTCGAATAGTGGTTTGCGTTTAAATATATCAGCTTCAATACTGAATCCAGTATCGAAACATTGAGTGTCTATAGTTATATTCATTTACTATTCCTTTGCAAATTAATAATGTGGTGATTGTCTTATGTGTTAATCACTGAGTATCTAAAATGAGGTAATACACATAACAAATATCTATGTTGCAAAATGTTTCTCATAATTTCAATGGTTAAAATAAAAAAATCCAAAATTTGGAGGATCGGTATGATCGGGAGGTGCCCGATTAGAAAGCTGTTCTATCAAGAGTCTTGTAATCCATTATGCAAGATTGTGCATGAAAATGCACAATACAATCAGCCTTTTTTATGTATCACCACAGTAAATGCTCTGGTTGGTGATGGGGCTGCAAGTGCACGAAAAATGAAAGGATAGCTGCGTGCAGGTGACGGGGGGCAAGCCCCCGCAAACGGGTCAAGGTAGGGAAGGCGGCAGGATACGCAATTTCATGGTTTATGCGTCACGGTGAGCGGTTTTATTGGGTAGAGGCATGGCTCGCGCAGGGAATAAGCAGCGATGCGCAGAGGGGCGCTGAGGCGGGATATTTAATGCAGAAAAGATGAGGCCAGAGAAAACGCTGGCCTGTTATAAACGCCTGATGTTGTTCAAAGAAACTGAATTTTCTGGCGGTTATTTCTGAGGGGTAAGCAACGCGTAAGGGTTAAAGCGGATCACTTCTTCTCCGATCCACTCATTGACCACTTTCAGCGCCTCCATTACGGGTGTCAGTTCGTTGATAGCGTAGACCCGGGCGGCTTTCTCGATATCCCCAAATGATCCGTTTCCCTCTGGCATGGCGCCCATGAGCTGCGGCGGGATACGGTGCGCTGCGAGTATGTCGTCACGTGTGGCGTTCTTAATGTTGATAAACTCATCTTTCGCCGTGATCTGCTGGAAGGGGAGGATTTGCACGCCGTCTTTGCCGCCGCCTGGCGCATGCAGCAGCAGGTTTTTAAATGCGCCTTTACCGCGCGCACCGGTCAACGTCTCTTTGACTGCCTTCATGCTTTTATCGTCAACCTGTCCGGCGCCAATATAGACAATGCATCCAGCATGCGATCCGTTGTCGTAGTACAGCTTACGGAACATGTCAGCGGAGTGGGCCAGGCTGGCGGCCAGCAGTGCTGCCATATATTCCGGCATGCCGTAGACCTCCTGATTGATATCAGGGTTCAGAACGTGACAAACCGTTCCTGATTTGAACGTGTGCTCTTCTTTCCAGCGCCGGATAAACCAGTATTGATCGAGATCTGTGCTCCCGCGCCGGGTGTACTTTGCAAGAGAGTGTTTGAAGGGAAGCGGGCCGCCCAAGCGATTACGCGGCAATTCGAGATAGGCATTGCCAAACGTGAACCAGTCCAGCGCAAACGCGGAAAAGGTCTGGCGATTGAGCAGCTTGTGCGGGATAAAACAGCCGGTGAGCACATTACGTTTGAAGTACAACGCCGACTCATGCCAGGCGCTCTGGCGCGGAGCTTTAGACAGTCCGTAAAAATCCACCGGCGTCTCATAGTATCGCCCGTTGTCCATGCAATAGAGATTGTCCAGCAAATCGGCCATATCCCGCACGGGATAAGGGCCGTCAAAGCTGAACGCTGTCAACGCGGGATCGGCCTTCAGTGACTCTGCAATGTCAGGGCCGGCGGTGCTGGCTATCGGCTTTTTACCGTATTTCTTTTTCAAAGTTACCATCCCATTGCGAAACCACCGCCGCCACTTTCCTGGCCCAACGGTTCATTAATAATCGAAAGCATGGTTGCCCACGCCATATCACCATGGCTTACGCCGCGCGATCGGTCCGTTTCGTAAGTGATGAAACCGCCGGGCGTAACAACTTTGCGAACAGCGTTAAAGGCTCTGACCAGGCCCTGCTCGCTGCGGTCATATTCCCAGCGGCCGGCGCGGATGACCTGCAACATTTTGAGGACAAGGGCGCGCTTGGAAGAGAGGCTCATCTGGTAGCAAATAGCCGCCGGGAACCAATTTTTAACAATCTGCCAGACCGCCTCCCCGACGCCTTGTCCGTCGATGGCGATGTGAGTGACGTTGTAGCGCTCGGCAGCCTCTTTGATGACCGCCGCCTGCTGCTCAAACTCCAGCCCTCGCAGTTGCTTCAATTCAACCGTGCGAAACCTGCCGCCAGCCACAAGGGGAGGGACCGTTACGGACAGAGCACCGGCATCACCATTGCCGCTGCCGCCGTTGGCATCATAACCCAGCCATACCTCGCGCTGACCCATGGGGCGGCCGGCGAACGGTTTCCAGTCGGGCCAGTCGTCATAACCATCAACACCGCAGGCTAACAGCTGGCTGAGGTTAAATGCGCTTTCGCCGTCTTTGACGAACTCGCACATGTATAGGTTTTCGAACTCATCAGGGCTGTTCTCATCCCTGATCTCATCAATAATGGTATGCATCCACCCGTTGTTAACTGCGTCCTGGATAGTGACGATCTGCCGCCACGTTTTATCCGGGTAAAGCAAGCCGCTATGGGTTTTCTTCCATGACACGTCAAAGTCAACGCGCTGCGCTTTAGGCCGTTTCGCATTCCACCGGTCCCCGGTCCAGAACTGATAGGCTTCATGGCTTTCACTCGATGGCGTGGAGAAGTACGTGCGCGTTAAGCCTTTAAGCGTTGCCATGGCTCCGGCAACCTTGCGCAGGTTGATAAAGTTACCGGTCCAGAAAAACTCATCAAATCGCAGGTGACCGGTGTACGACTGCGCCGTCGCCGCCGACGTCCCGAGAAAATGCAGTTGCGCACCGTTTGACAGCGTAATTTGGTCGCCGCCCTTAAGTTCGACGTCCACCTCTTCAGCCGCTTCACGGATAAAGTTGCGGAACTGAAGCGCCTGCTTTCGTGACGCTGACAGAAAGATTTGGTTGCGCTGATAGCTGTGGTCAATGTCTGTCCTGAGTGCGCCCAACAGTGCCTCGCGGGCAAAGTACCAGGTTGCCCCAATCTGCCGCGATTTGAGGATCATCCGGTTACGCTGATCGCGTTGCTCATACCAGCCGCGCTGGTGCCATGCGAGAGAGTCGAGAATTTTTGAGCGCAATGCCTCGATCTGCTCCTCGGAGAAGTGATTTTTCTTCTTGCGACGACTGGTTTTTTTAACGCCGGTGGTAATGGAGGCCTGCCCGGTATCCAGCTTTTTCAACTGCCGGGTTAACAGATCAATCTCTTTGAAATCGCCACTGGTTTTATTGTCTTTCGCGCTCAGCTGGCAGAGACGGGTATCAATGGATTGCGTCACCCGTTTGATGGGCGTTGTGTCATCCCATGCGTCGCGCTTTTTCCACGAATAAACCGTGTTTGAGTTGATACCCATGAGTCGCGAAATTTCGGCGGGCGGGTAACCCTGCCAGTAGAGCTGCTTTGCCCTCAATCGAATAAACGCATCCTGAATCATCACTTCCCCCTTTTGAGCAGGGAGATTACCTGCGCGCGATCCTCGCGGCTCGGGCTTTCAGGTCTGGCCGTTCTCCGACAACAAAACCACGTGGCGCCGGGCTTTCAGGCTCTGCGATGATGCAGCGACTGACATTAATCAACAGGATAAAACGACATGGCCAGCACGACTAAACCCGCCCGCAAAAAGTTTCGCGTTGCGGTTTCCGGCGCCACCGTTGACGGGCGCGAGATCCAGCCGCAGCACCTCCGCGATGCGGCGGCGAGCTACAACCCGGCCGTTTACGGCGCCCGCGTGAACGTGGAGCACTATCTCTCCATGCTTCCTGACAGCAATTTTGGCGCCATGGGGGATGTTGTTGCTTTAAGCGCGGAGGATATCACCGAAGGGCCGCTGGCCGGTCGTACGGCGCTCTATGCCGAGATCGACGCGTCGGCACGAATGAAGCAGCTCACCGATGAAGGAAAAAAAATCTATTCCAGTATTGAGCTGCATCCGCAGTTTGCCCTTAACGGTAAGGCGTATGTGGTCGGCCTGGCGATGACGGACACCCCGGCAAGTCTGGGAACTGAGCGCCTTAAATTCGCTGCGCAGCAGCGCACGCAGGTGATGGCGTTCAATAACCAGCAGATCGAGGCGCCGCTGTTCTCTGATGCGCTTGAAGCTGAAGTGATCGAACTGGCCGCCCAGCGTAGCGAGGAGGGCGTCAACTGGTTCAACCGCGTGATGGGCATCCTTGGTAAAGGACAGAAAACCGACGATCAGCGTTTCAGTCAGTTGCATCAGGTTGTTGAAGCCGTTGCACAATCTCAGGCCGATCAGATTGACCGGTTCAGTGCTCTGGAGCAGGAACGCCAGCAGGACAAAAACACCATTCAGCAACTGACCAGCGAACTTAACGAGCTGCGCGGTCAGCTTCAGCTCCAGCCCGCAGAAAATTACAGCGCACGACCGGCGGCAACCGGCAACAGCAGCGCGCAGCTTGCAGAATTCTAAGAGGTGAAAAATGGAAAACCTGACCCGCGAATTATTTGATAAGTACATTGTGCGCCAGGCACATCTGAACGGTGTCTCACCCTCAGCCGTTGCCAATCGTTTCAGCGTCGATCCGACTATCCAGCAAAAACTGGAACAGGCCGCCATGGAGTCGGATGACTTCATGAAGCTGGTTAACCACTTTGGGGTTAAAGAGCAGGAAGGGCAGAAAGTAAAAATCGGCAGTAAAGGGCCGATGGCGAGCACCAATAACAGCTCGGACGGCACCAACCGCCGTAACCCTGCACCGAACCATAACAAAGAGCCGCAGAACTACCACTGCCGCAAAACCAATTATGACTATGCGCTTTCGTATGCGGAACTGGATGCGTGGGCCGGTCATCCTGAATTTCAGTCATTAATCAGTAATGCGATGGCTCGTCAGTTGGGGCTGGATCGACAGATGATTGGCTTTAATGGCACGCATTACTCTGAAAACTCCGACCGCACGACCTACCCGTTATTGCAGGATTGCGGCGTTGGCTGGCTGCAAAAGATCCGCAATGAAGCGCCGCAGCGCATTATGCCGGGTATCACGCTGACCTCCCGCGATGAGAATAACGCGGTGATTGCGTCTGGCACCTACGGCAATATTGATGCCGCCGTGCTTGATGCACGTCACAGCCTTATGGATCCCTGGTTCCGCCGCGCTCCCGGCCTGGTGACTGTGCTCTCGTCCGATCTGCTGCTGAAAGTGAACCTGCCGAAAGTGAACGCGCTCAGTCAGACCAATCCTAATACCGAACTACTGGCCGCGCAGCTCATTGTCAGCCAGGAAAAGATCGGTGGTCTGCCGACGGTCTTTGTTCCAGGCATTCCTGAAGACGTGGTGCTCATCACCAACCTGAAAAACCTCTCTGTGTACTACCAGAAAGGCTCCCTGCGTCGCTCTATCCGGGAAGAGCCGCACTACAACCGCGTGGCGACTTACCAGTCCAGCAATGATGACTATGTCATTGAAGAGTACGGCATGATTGCCATGATCGACGGCGTGACATTCGCCTGATAACCCCCATCACAAGGCGGGCAGCAAGCCCGCCCAGGAGAATGAACCCATGCTGACACCGGCACAAAGACACTTTCAGAAGGTCATGGCAGAGAGGCGGGGCATCAGTGATGAGCGTGACGCGGAGACGCGCACCGCGCATGAGCAGATCCTCTTTCGCCTGCATATGCATAAATCCTCGCTGAGCCAGATCCAGTCCCGCCAGGCGAAGGCTGCGGTAAAGGCCAGCATCCTTCCTGAGTTTCAGGGATGGATTGACGGAACGATCGAGGGCGACAGCGGACGCGCCGATCCGGTTATCACCACGCTGATGGTGTGGGCGGTGGACTGCTCCGACTATGCGCTGGCGCTGCGCATCGGGCGCTATGTCGTTAAGCATGGCCTGAGCATGCCTGATGACAACTATCGCCGCCCGGCACCCACGGTGCTGACCGAAGAAATCTGTAATCCCATTCTGAACCTCGCCACCACGGACGCCGGAGCCGATTTGTCAGGCTTTATCGCCATGCTGGACGAGCTGGCAGAAATTGTGGCTGACAGTGACATGCCGGATGAGGTCCGCGCGAAGCTGTGCAAGGTGAGGGCGTTTTGCCGTCGCGACACGGAAGACGCGGAAACCAAAGGCGAAGCGCTGAAACTGTTCCGGGAAGCCATGAGCCTGAACCCGGGCGCAGGCGTGAAACGGGAGATCGCCTCTCTGGTCAGCGCGCTGAAGAAGGCGCCGCAGACCAGCACGGCGAGTGGTGATGCGGAAGATGAGCCTTCATCCAGCGATACAGCGGCAACCGAAACACCCGCAGCAGAAAAAACAACACGAACGCGCAAGCAGACGAAAACGGCGGCCGGCACCCAAAAAGCTACCCGCAAAACGGCGGCAAAAAAGACAACGAAAACCGCCGTCAAAGTAAACGCCTGAGCGTAATGAACTGGCCCCGCGCCACAGGCGGCGCGCCCGGCGATCTGCCCGTTCTGCGGTCTTTTTACCGGGAGCCCACCGCCTGACCTACCGGAGAAACGACGATGAGTTTTATCGCGCAGCGCCCCGTCAGACCTGCTGAGAGTGATGTGACGGACGTGGACGACGGCGGCGCACAGATTGCCGTCGGTACTTTCTGGCCTACGGTAAAACTCCACGATCTGCGCCTCGCGGCCCGCATCGCCGGTGATATTACGACTTCCCGATTGATGCATATGGCTACGGAGGCCGCGCTGCACGTCGCGGATCAACTGAAGGACTGGCGGAAGCAAAGGGAGGCGGAAGGCGCGGAATCGCTGGCTTCTGTACTGCTGACTTCCGCCGGTGAACCCGTCGAGCTGATTAACGGCGAAAGCGCAAAAGTTTACCGCTTCCGGCGTGCGGTCTACTCCTTCACGCGCGCCAGCGTACTGGAAGGTTACAGGGACGTCGGCACCACGCCAAAGGGCGACAAGGACGCGGAGGCTCTCGACAGGCAAATAGACGACCTCTGGCGGGACGGGCGCTGGAGTATTTCAGATATCCGGGAAGAACCCCGTATTTACTCGGAGCTTTTCTGATGAAAGTCAGGGCGTTGCAAAACGACACGGTTGATCAGCTCTGCTGGCGTCATTACGGCAAAACCGCAGGTGTCACGGAGAAGGTGCTCGAAGCCAATCCGGGACTGAGCAACCAGATTTTTTTGAATGCCGGGCAGGAGATCGAAATGCCCGTGATAACCAGCGAGGTGGAACGGGTAACCGTCCAGTTATGGGAATGACTCTGGATCGTATTAACGAATATTTTGCGTTTGCAACATCCGCCCTGGTGACCGGCGTGGGCGTCATGACCGTCAGTGAAAAGCTAGCGCTGGCTGGCCTTCTTCTGGGGATTGTTTCCGCCGTCCGGCTGGCGATCCACCGCCGCCGCATTGAGCAGGCCAGCCAGCGCCGTAACGACTTGATAGAGCAGATTCTCCGCCAGGCGGAAACCCGCAACCTGTCGGACCGCGAACGGCAGTTGCTGGAGCAACTGCACGGGGATAACCCGACATGAAGAACATCATCAAAAAATGTTCGATTGCGCTGATTGTGGCCCTGGGCATTTCACTGGCACCCGGAAGCGTCAGAACGACGAAAGAAGGGCAGCAGAAAATTGCCGGTTGGGAAGACTGCCGCAGCACGCCTTATTACTGCACGGCGGGTGCTCTGACCATTGGTATCGGCTCCACGGGCGGCGTGGAAAACCGCGAATAC